ATATAGTCAGGTATTGTGTAATATGAAAGATGGTCTATCATATCCTTAATGGTTACAACGTCACAGGTTCGAATCCTGTCCTGACTACGAAGAGATAACAATCTTCCAATATGGCATCCATTCCGTTAATATGGAGAACTTGTTTGACGGCTCGGAAAGACGAGCATTTATATTTAAAACATTAAACCGCAACAACACCATGTCAAACATCGGAATCGACTTCAGCATCACGTTAATACTTACTATGGTAGTATTAGTCGTTGGAACAGAATTAATTGAACGTTATAAACAACACAGACGGGTTAAATAGTATTTCATATCATATCTTATGGGTGGGTCGATAATCTCGATCCCCCTTTTCTTTTCTTGTGTGGGTTACATCCCCTATCTGTTTGCGGTATATATACGGTATATGTACGGAGGTAGTGCGTGGGAAATGCGTGCGTTGTTATCCATCGATACGTGTGTGGTATCAAAATAAAAATGTGACGTAAAAATAGCAAGCAAACGTAAAGTGCGCGCGGATTGTATATATTGATATACTATGATTACCTACCATACCACTACCCGCATTAACACCGCTATATTCCGCCCATATCCCGCCTATAAACGACGAACGATCGTAAAATGCATAATGCGCAATTCCATATAGCCCCTTTGGTATAACCGGCTAAAGGCCGTAAAAACTTAGAAGTACAAATTTTTCACATCGATGCAAGTATATACCTATATACCTTAAGTTTGGCTCACCAGGATAAGGATGTTATATTTAAGATGTTAAAAAAGATATAAGTTAAACAATTAAAAATAAAGGTTATGTTAGACATTAGAAACATGGATTTCATCGACAAGTCGGAAATCAAAAAAAGAGCAAATTCAATTTTTACAACTACCGGTTCACCTAGTACTTCAGATAAGTACGCTCACATCTCAACCGAAAAAATTATCGACGATATGGAGTTATTAGGATGGAAAGTGGTTGATGCAAAACAAGTTAGAGCGCGTAAGAGTGTAGGGTTCCAAAAACATTTAGTTATATTTAGAAACCCAGAAATTGTAATTGATGGAGCAGACGGAGACACAGTTTTCCCTCAAATATTACTCACCAATTCACACGACGGTAAAAACGCATTTACTTTCACCGCCGGTTTATTTAGAATGATTTGTGAGAACGGATTAGTGGTTTGTAATCAAGAATTTGAAAACTTAAAAATTAGACACTACGGATACGATTTTGAGGAACTAGAAAAAACCATTAATGCGATGGTAGAAAAGTTACCGTTAACTGTTGAATCAATGAACCGCTTTAAAGCCACGGTTTTGAATTCAAACCAAATGCTTGATTTTGCTAGACGCGCATTAAATTCCAGGTTCACTGAAAGTGAATTAGAGCATATCACCATCGATTTAAATGACTTATTAACTCCATCACGTGAGGAAGATAAGGGTAACGACATGTGGTCGGTGTTTAATACGGTTCAAGAAAAGTTAACACACGGGTTATTTAATTACGGTTACGGTTCTAAAAATCGTAAGGCACGTAAAATTAAGAACTTCAATAAGGACATGGAGTTAAACAATAAATTGTATCAATTAGCAAACGAGTTCGTCAATTAATGACGGGCTCGTATATATGTATATTGGTAGATAGGTATACACAAAAATAACGCACGAGAGCTATGGGAAGTTATAAAACCAATAAACAAGTATTAAAAAAATTAACTGTTGAAGAAGCCCAAGCATTTATTCCTGTTAATATGGAAAACTCTGATGAGTTAGAAAATGCTTACTTTTATACAATGATTCCTATGGGTAATGATTGGGATGAGATAAAATATTATACTAATCGACCTGTCCAACATTGGAGAACAGGACCTTATAATGGTTGGATTTATATTTTGTCTAATAGAACAATGCCTGGTCTATTTAAAATAGGACATACTAAAAATAATCCTGAGGATCGTGCTAAAGAAATTTCACGTGCAACTGGGGTTCCGGTTCCATTTGAGATTGAATGGGCATTTAATTGTTATGATTCTGATATGTTAGAGAAAGAAATTCATAGAGCTTTAGATTCATTTAGATACTCATCAAATAAAGAGTTTTTTGAAATATCTTTAAATGAGGCAAAAGAAACTATAAGAAAGCTTGGCTCTGCGTATAGGAGTTAGTATATTTATAATACGATTAATTAAACAAATAAAAAACCAATAGAAAAAAGATGAAAAATCTAATTGCAATCGTAGCTTTAGCTACAATCGTTTTGACTTCATGTCAATCAAATTCAAACACTTCGGCTACAACTACAGATTCAACTCTTGTTGATTCAGTGTCAGTAGATTCAGTAGCTGTTGATTCAGTATCTGTTGATACTGTAACTAAGTAATTAGTTACGCTTCCTTAGCTCAGCTGGTAGAGCAACTGACTTGTAATCAGTAGGTCGCAAGTTCGATTCTTGCAGGAAGCTCCCGGATTCATATAAATCGAGTACAAACCAATCGCTCCTCAGGTAGAAATATATGAATAAACAACCCGTCACGGTATGTCCAAGGGCAGGAGTGAACTAAGGAGAAAAAATAAATGTACTTGTAAGCATACCGTAAGATCTGCTTACAGGTCTTTCTTGGAAGATTGGCAGAGTTGGTCTATCGCGACAGTCTTGAAAACTGTTGTACTGCAAGGTACCGTAGGTTCGAATCCTACATCTTCCGCTTATTACCCTTTCGTCTAATGGCAGGACAATTGGTTTTGGTCCAATTAATCGAGGTTCGAGTCCTTGAGGGGTAACATTTGCTCGGTTCGTCTAGGGGTTAGGACAGGAGATTTTCATTCTTCAAACAGGGGTTCGATTCCCCTACCGAGTACAATATTTATCATAAAATAGGTTGTCGTTAATTAGTTTTATTAACCTTTAAAACATCTAACGACAACAATGAAAAAAATCCTTTTTTTCCTATTTTTCCTTGCCTCTGTAATCTCAGTAAGTGCAAAAACATTACCTGCTCCTGGAACTGGAATTTATGTATTAATTGATACTAACTACAATGTAAGTACTTCTTTAAGTCCTACAACTACTGCTAGTTTGTATTATACTAATACTACTAATACTTTAGTTACAGGTATGCAATTTAGAGTATTCTATGATAAAGTAGCATTTAATGGTGCTGCTCCTACAGTCGCTTTAAAATACCCTAACACCGATCAAAATCTTCAATACAACGTTAATACAACCGACGGTTATATTACTATAACTTTGGTTTATACAGGTTCTAACGCCACTTTTAATTACGTTAACAGTGAATTAATAGCTATTACATTTACACATGCTGTAGCTGCTACATTTAATAGTTTAGCTACTATTTCTCCTTTAACTGTATCTGGTGTTCAAACCTTTCCAGCCTATGCTTCTAAAAACACAGGTATGGATACAACATTAAATTTATACAGTTACGGTGGTAATTTCTTAAGACCTACATTCTTATTTACTTCTACATTCACAAACGTGACAGGCACAGGTGCTAAAAATGTAACTATTGAAGTATCTAAAAAACCTAAAACAGGAGCAACATGGGCTTCAGTTGGAACTTATACTTCTGATTTAGATGGTAAGATTTCAATCAACCCAGTTATTGATACTACTTATTGGGATTTAAAATTCGCTGTTCAAGGTGATACAATGAATGTAGGTAAAATTATTTCAGTAGCCGATGCTCAAAAAGTAAACCAATTTGTATTAGGTACAGCTACTCCTACAGGATTTGATTTCTATACAGCTGATGTTAATAATTCAAATAATATCTCAATTTCAGATGTTTACTCTATATTTGGTAGAATTGCAGGTAGATTCCAAGTATGGCCTAATAATACACCAGATGTAAGATTCTTTACTTCAGCTGAATACGCTTTAATTGATGGTTCATCTACAAGTTTAAAATCAACAATACCAGGTGTTACTAATTTTGAGTATTATATAAATGGTACTTCAGTAGTAACATATTATATTGCTGGTTTAGGAGATGCTAATGGTACAGGTTTTAAAATGGCTAGATTAGTACCTATTCAAATATTAAATCCAAACAACGCTCCTAATTATATTATTGATCAAACGGTTGAATATTATGCTGGTTTAAATGAAATTGAAATTAATTTACCTAGTTTAAATGTAGTTGAAGGTAATTTAGTTAATATTCCTGTTAAAGTTTATACAAATGAAGATTTAGGTTCATTACAATTAGCAATGAAATATGATAAAGATTTATTAGAATTTAAAGGCTTATATACAGACGAAAAACCTATGGCTTGGTTATCATTCTTAAACGCTACTGATGGTGTAGTAGAGTGGGGTGGTGTAGATATGTCTAATAATAAATTTAACTTAACAAATAATGAACAAGTAGTTACATTACAATTTTTAGCTAAAAAACCTAAAGATGAATGGTCTGCAAGTCCTTTATATGTGTCACAAAAATATGTTGGTAATGCAAACGCATCTGATTTAGCGATTAGACCTACAGATGGTAGAATTCAAATTCAAAAAGCAATGAATACAGTCGCGTTTAATCCAAACGAAGCTACTATAACTGTATTCCCTAACCCAACAGGTGGTTTAGTTACAGTACAATTCAATATACCTAAGGATGGTATTACAACAGTTGCTATTGTAGATATGCAAGGTAATGTTAGACGTGAAATATTAAGTGGTAAAGTACCAGCTGGTGCTTATCAATACTCAGTTAATTTAGATAATATGGCTCCAGGAACTTATTTAGCTGTATTAGAAAATAATGGAAAGGTTATATCAAATAAAACAATTTTAAACTAATAAATTAAACATGGCAAAATTAAAAGAAATCCTAGGTTTAGGAGAAACAGAATTCAAGAAAGTAGACGATAAAAATCGCTTCTATTTTATGTTACAACAAATGCAAACTAACCGTTGGAAAATTACGGGTATTGTATTATTTTTATTTTTCTTTATTATCTTTGGAATTAACATGGCTATATTTTTAAATATTACTATTCAAGAGTCTTGGAAAGAAATGTTACTTATCCTTTTAGGTGCCTTTGTAGGTAACTTAAATAAAGTAATTGACTACTGGTTTAACTCAGAAGATAGAGACAAAATGTTAATCCAAAAAGTAGATGAAGAAGACGGTAAATCATTATCAAACACTATAACACAACAATAATATGTCAGAAGAAACACAAGAATCAACTTGGTCAGGATTGAAAAAAACAATCATTGGAACCTTAGCTACTGTAGTTACTGCAGGTGGAGCATGGGTTGGAACAACTTTATTTGGTGGTGAAGAGGCAGCTCCGGCTCCTGTTCAAGCAGCACCAACAATTAATATTACCCAGCAAGCAGCTCCAGCTGCTGCGCCAGCTACAAACACTACTATCATCCATGAGAAAACAGTAGAAAAAGCAGCTCCTGCTCAAAAAGAAGAAGCTAAAAAAGAAGAACAACCTTGGTAATGAAAAGTTTTTGGAATAAATACAAACACTTCATTATCGCAGTATTAGGATTAATGCTACTCACTACATTTGCTATAGATGCAAATGCTCAAGTGGGTAGCGTTAAAACTGAAAAATATCAGGCTGATTTTGAAAAGAAGCAATCTATTGAATTAGTTGCTGATTATAATGGTCCTGTTATTCCTATTCAGATCTTAAAAATTGGTATTAATGAAGAACTATTTGAAATGTATCCTGAATTAAAGGATAAAAGAGTAGGTTTAGGTGTAACTAATATTGTACTTGAATACTTAGAATATACTAATCGTTTTGAATTTACAGAAGATAAATTAGAAATCAAAGAAAAAATGATTGCTCAATTTAAAGCTTCTAACAAAGGATTTACAGAAAATAAAATAGACGGTAAGGGTAAAATTAAATTAGCTCGTTATTTTGTTTATATTGAAGTATATGATTTTTCAGTCGCTGAAAATGAAATATTTGATATTCAAAAAGGTAAAAGTTATTCTAGAATAGACCAAACAACTACATTAGGTTTACAAGTTAGATTTGTAGACGCTCAATCAGGAGAAGTAATTGTTGGATCTGGTTTAGGAGAAGCTGTTACTGTTAAAGAAACTACTATGTTAGGTGATATTGATGAAGTTAAATTTAATCAATCAACAATTGGTATTACTACTAAAAAATCACTTGAAACAGCATCATCACGTATTGTAAGTAAACTTATTAAAAAAGGTGTATTCCCACAATGAAAAAATTTATAGTACTATTAGTTTTATTACTGCCTTTAGCTGTATTAGGCCAAAGTACTGTAAATTATTCATATAGTGATCCTTGTACTGGTAAAGTAAAGGATCTTACTTTTCTAGATAATCAGACTATTACTGTTAATTATTTAGGTTATATTCAAGCATTTGATTTTAATCAAATTAATAATGGTGATCTTGAAACTTGGATTAATGGAGTAGCAAGGCAAAATACATCTAGTCCATGTGAAGCAACTACCACAGTTGTAACTACATCAACTAACTTAGCAGTAACTACTAATATTATATCTACTTTAACTAACGTTACTTCAGTAGCCACGTCAGTAGGTTCAAGTTTAGCAACTGCAGTTCCTATACCTATGCCTTCTACACCATCGCCTAGTCCTGCTCCTGGCCCTAAACCATCAGCACCGTCTTCAGGAGGAGAAGTAGAAGGAGACACAGGTGTAGAACCATCATCAAGTACAACTACAGATGGAGGATCAGATAATACAGGAGGCTCAGTTAGTAATGCTTCTGAAGGTACATCAAGTGAAGGAAGTAGTTCAAGTGGAGGAAGTGGAGGAACTAAAAGTACTACTAAGTCTAAAGAAACAAAAACAAGTACAGGTAGTTTAATTGGATCTGGTGATATTGTTGTTACTAATAATAGAAACGATAATACAAATAACTTAAGAATGACTGCTAGTATGACTAAGTCAAACTATAAGAATACATTTGCTCAAGGTTTCTTACTTAATTTTACAACAAAAATTAACAATTCTAATCTTACATTTTACACAGCCTCTACTCATAAAAATTCTACTACTATATTTGCGAATTCAAGTTTAGTAAATGCTGATTATGATTTACTTAATACTACTACAGTAATGGAATCTTATCGTTTTGGTAAGTTCTCAGCTATGGGAGGTGTTAATTTTACTTTAGGAAAAATAGGTAATAAAGGATTTCAAAATTTATCATCTGTTGGAGGAGGTTTCTATTTATTTCCGGTGAGTAAAACAATAACTGGTAATTTATTATTATTAGGTGTTTATTCTCCATTCACTCAATTTTATGATGGTAGATGGTGGAATAGTGGTTTATTACTAGTACCGTTTAGTTCTTGGGATTTTAAAATAACAAAAACATTTAAGTTTAATGTTAGTGTCTCAGGAGTATATGAATTAAATAAAAGTATGTTAAATTACCAAGTATTAACTGGTGGGAAAATAATGCTATGAGATATTTGTTATTATTACTATTATTACCTTTAAATTTATTAGCGCAAAATTTTTCATATTCAGGATATATTTACAACGCTGATAATACAGGAGCAATTAATGTTCCTATAAAATTATACGCTAGAACATCAAATGTAGCTGCTGTAGTTCAAAATTCTGAACAATTTGGAGTATCTAATGGTTCAACTTGGTTAACTAAAAATACTTATAGTGCTACTCCTAATAATAGTACAACATATAATTATAGTACAACCAATGCTTTTACAGTCACTACATCAGCAGGAGTAGCTACTATATCACCATTCACTTCTAATATCCCAGCTAATAGAAATAGAGGAACATCTGTTTTATTTTCATCACTTAATTCAGATGAAGGTTCAGTAGTTATAACCTTTCCTTCAGGATTTGTTCCTTCTTTTTTAGGTACTAATTATTCTAGTGGTCATATAAATGCTAACTCATGGTTTACATTTGGAACTAATAGTAGTTCAGGATATAGTGGTACTGCTACAAACCCAAATGCACCTACACTTCATATAGGATCTGTAAGTAACAGTAGTACAGATAATAATATGTCTTATACTAGTACAGAATCTTACACTGATCCTTATTGGGGAGATGTTTTTAGAGTAAGATATGAAGGTAATTCTAACTACAATCAACAAGGTATTAATACAATTTATGATTTATATTTTATAAAAAATCAACCTAACACTCAGTTAGTTGTATGGAGACAATTCACTACAGATGGTTCATCTACATCAGTAAGTGGAGCACCTCCAGGACCTTGGACTTTAAACACTACATCTATTACTAATTTAAATGGTTATTATTTTTTTAATACAGGTCTAAGTACATCATCTTATGAGTTTTACATTCAAATAGATGTACCATTACCTACCTCTAATTTAAAAGAAACAGATATTACTAACACACTTAAAGTAATAAATGGTAAAATTCCTTTTAATAGTTCTTATTATTATTTAAATGATGTAAATGGAGATGGAAGAGTTACAGTATCTGATGCTTATTATATTAGTGCTAAAAAACAAGGAAAATTTACAGAATGGGTAGGAGCTTTTAACTCTCGATTATTTACCTCCGCAGAATATTCAATAATTAAATCTAATATTTCAAACTTAAAACCGACTTACCCCGGCGTATCTTCAATTACTATATCTAGTCCCACAAATGGCGGCGGTAGTAATTATTATATTATAGCCCCGGGTTATAGCGATAATACAACATTTTAAAATATGAGATATATATTATTTATTTTATTATTTATTCCTATTTTAGCTTTTAGTCAAGCTGAACCTCCTCCACCTCCTGCTCCTGCGGCTCCTGCTCCTCAAGAAGATTTTGGTAATACTCAAAACAGTATTATGGGCGCTCAATCAAGATCATTTGGTGGTGGTTCTATTATTAAACCTAACCAAATACTTAATTCAGCTGATTTTGCTATGATTGGGAGTCCAACATATGAGGAATTTTCATTTAGACCAGGAACTAGTTTAGGATGGGGTAATATAAATGATAGAAAAGGATATGGTATTAATGCTGTTTTAACCTTTGATTTAACTCAACAAGCATATTCTTTTTATAGAAAAAATAAAAATTGGTATTATCATTTCAATTTTGGTAAATTAGGAATGGCTCTTAATACTGGTGGTAGTATAACTAGAGTTTGGGATTTAAAACATATTACATTAGGTGCCCAATTAGGTACATCTATTGTAGCCAATGGTGATAAATCAAATAAAGATGCCTATTTTGTTTTAGTACCATATACTGTATTAATGGCTCAAAAAGAAATTACTTTAACAAGAACAATACAATGGAAACCTGAGTTGTTTATAACAGTATGTTCTCCATATTATGATATTGGTGAAAATTTTTTTGATAAATCAAATACATTTAATGCTGTAATTGGTAATTGTATAAGTATTCAAGCATCAAAACATTTTCAATTTAATATAACTCATAGAGGGAATATGAATACAACTCCAAAATGGGGACTAATGCATAACTTACTAATTGGTTCAACACTTAACTTTTAAATATGAAACATCTATTAATCTTTTTACTCTTATTACTTCCATTTACATTATTAGCAAACGACTGTGTTTATGTAAACCAAATAACAGTAAATAAAAAATTTAAAGAATTAAACAGCCGAAATATTAAATTTGGTATAAAACAAATAACAGAGGAATTACTATCAGAAAGACATTGTCTGGCGGACTCTTCTAACGCTGTTGATGTAGAAGTATATTCTATAGGAGCCCCTAAAACCACTATTCGAATTATAGGTGCCTCGTCAATATCTCAAGTTACTCAAATTAAATTAAAAGTAACTTATAAAGGAGTAATATATGAAGGTTTAGGAGAAGCTGAAACTGATGTTAGATCTATGTTTATTGAATTAGAAAATAATGAAGTACCATTTAATAACACTACTATATCAATAGCTTTAAAAAGAGCATTACAAAACGCTATACAAAGGTTACCTTAAAATATTTATTATTAAACAACTAAAATCAAAAAATTATGCAATTATCAAAGTATTTCACATTAGCTGAATTAACTCCTTCGGGAACAGCAAAACGTTTAGGTATTTCAAACGATCCAACTCCTGCACATTTAGAGTGTTTAAAAGGATTAGCGGTTAACGTATTAGACAAAGTAAGAGAACATTTTGGCAAACCAATTTGGGTTTCTTCAGGTTACCGTTCTAAAGCATTGAACGAGATTACTCCAGGTTCTAGTGCTACATCACAACATTGCTCAGGTGAAGCCGCTGATTTAGATCAAGACGGTAGAGGTACAGGTGTAACTAATAAAATGGTATTTGATTATATTAAAGATCATTTAAATTTTGATCAATTGATTTATGAGTATGGTACTGATGCTAACCCTGATTGGGTTCATGTAAGCTGGGAATCTACAGGTAAACAAAGAAAACAAGTATTACGTTGTACTAGAGTAAACGGTAAACCAGTTTACACACCTTATAAGTAATTCACTTACAATTTGGCATCATGACTACTCTTTATTATATATTAGGAGTATGGACATAGATAAAGTATTTAATTCATTTAATGATGGAGAGTTCCAAGAGGCAATTAATGACCTCAGGGACACTCCTTCTTATTGGATTGGTATGTTTAAAAAACTAATACACAATTATAATAGCGGTTATCAATATTTTATGAAAAACCTTCTAGACTCACTAGAAGACGAACATGACATAGATAAAGATAAAGTAAAAGACACAGTTGAATACTTAACTTATTCTATAGCATACTCATACATTAAAAGACTTGATATTACCGATTTATCCCACGTATATTACATTACCTTAGCAGCGGACGATATGCTGTTGACTAGTGTTAAACGTTGTTTATACTACTTTGAATCAATAGAGAGATATGAAGATTGTGCATATCTAAAATTAATTGAAACAGAGGTAAACAAAATCCTCCTAAAGTTTGGCTCCCCAAGTAAATAACGTTATATTTTGAATACGGGTTTTAAGGATTAAGAGAGATAGGGAATAAGAACGAAACAAGAACAAAAAACACCTAGAGAATAAAATGGGTGGTTATAAATAAACATATGAGAAATAGAGAAATTTTTAATAGGAAATTAGAGAATTTAGAGTCTAATTTAACTAAAATGTCTTACTTATTAAGACGCCAAGGAACTAAAGATGAGTATGATGACATGATCACATCTTGTAGAGATTTAATTGAACAGATGAAATCATATATTAATATGGAACCTGTCACACCTAATGAAATCAATAAGTACTAATATGTTACAACCGGAACAAATATTAAGTAACTGGGAAGAGTTCTTAGGTTATATTGATATGTACATTATGGGAGACCGTGGTGCTAAATTAAAAGCGTTTTATGAACAATATTCTGAACGTTTTATGATGATGCCTGCTGCTCATAAACCTCAATATCATAATTGTTTTCCAGGTGGTTATGTAGATCATGTTAATAGAGTAGTTCAAGGTGCTTTAAAAATAGATCGTGTATGGAGAGAAATGGATGTAATTGATACTTATACTACTGAAGAATTAGTATTTTCTGCTCTGAATCATGATTTAGGTAAATTTGGTACTTTTGAACAAGAAGCATATTTGCCTCAAACTGATCAATGGAGACGTGAGAAATTAAATGAACCATATATGTTTAATGATCGTTTAGAGTTTATGTCTGTTCCTGATCGTGGTTTATATATATTATCTCAGCTAGGAATTACAGTTACTAAAAATGAGATGTTAACTATTAAATTACATGATGGTTTATATGATGAAGCTAATAAGCCATATTTAATGTCTTGGATGCCAGAAACTAGACCTCGTACTTCATTAATCTATATTGTTCATCAAGCCGATTTAATGGCAGCAAGAATTGAATTCGAAAGAGAATGGTTACCTAAATTATTAGGTCCAAAACCAGAAAATAAATCAAATTTTAATTTAAAAAAGGAAGATAAGAAAATACCAGTTAAATCTAAAGCACTAGGTAGTGTTAAAAGTGAAGGTTTAAAAAATGTAATGTCTAATTTCTTCGACGAATAAAAATGATATTAATAATATTAAGTATATTGGTTGTGATCCTAGGGTTCACGACCTTTAACCTTCTAATGAAAAATGAACAAGCAGAAGATATAATTATATCTCAAGATACATTTATATCTAAATTTATGGACACAGTTAATAAAGCTGATGCCAAATTAAAACAAATTGATCATAAAGGTTCATTTGAATCAGATGATGAAATTGGATTCTTTTTTAAAGAAGTAAAAAACATACAAGCAACACTAAATGAGTTCAATAATAAACGCTAGTAATTTACCTAAGAACCCAAGTTCTACTAGGTACTTTACTCAAGATACAGAAGATGCTATTGTCGCTTATAATAAGTCTTTAGACTTTGATGAACGTGATAAGATTTATAATAGAAGAATCCATTATGCTTTTTTTAAGCTAACGGAAAATATTATACATACGTTTAAATTTTATTATACCGAGGTAGATAATATTGAAGATTTACAACATGAAATTATAACATTTCTATTAAGTAAAATTCATTTATTTGATCAAAGTAAAGGTGCTAAAGCATACTCTTACTTTGGTACTATTGTAAAACGATATTTAATTATATCTAATACTAAAAATTATAAAAAACGTATTGATAAAGCACCAATTGAGGATTTAGAACAAGACGAGAAACATTCGTATGAAATCGATGATATCCCACCTAATGAACGTCTAAATGAGTTCTTAACACTATATACTGAATATTGTTCTAATAATTTAAAAACATTATTTCCTAAAGATAGTGATGCTAAAATAGCTGATGCAATTCTTGAATTATTTCGTAAACGTGAGGTATTAGATATATTTAATAAAAAAGCACTTTATATATACATCCGTGAAATAATTGATGTAAAAACACCTAAAATTACTAAAATAGCTAATAAATTAGGCGATATATTTAAAGAACATTACTTATTTTATATTGAAAACGGATATACAAATTTCTAAGTATCATATTTATAAATAAAAATCATGAGTAATTTAGAATCAGTTGTTTTTGGAAATAAGAAATTCTCTGATATCTTAAGCGAGATATACGATAATCAAAAGAAAAAAGAAAAACAAATATCAACATTAATCGGCGAATTAAAGCCATTAATCAATGATATTGGTGATGCTACATTAATTGTACCTTTAATTAAAGAATACTTAGAAATAAGCGTTAAAAATGATGAACAATTAATTAAAATGGCTACTATTATCCAACGTGCTTTATCTAATTCAGCTGAAGCAGGTAATGGATTTGATTTATCGGATGAAGAAAAAACACAACTATTAGCCGAAATAGATAAAATAAGTAAAGATGCCAATTGATGTTACATATGGTTACAGTTAAGTAAGTAAAGGATTTAATACAGGTAATAAAAATTATGCTATTGATACTGCTCCTTCT